CGAGCCGGTCGCCGAAACCGATCTTCTGACCGTTGGCGTCCTTTACCGTCCGGGAAATCCCGAGCAGGCTCCGCCCGACGGCGCGGGCCGGGGCCGAGACCTTGTCGAGAAGCTCGACGATGAGCTGGGTGGTCTGGCTCGCCATGCCTTCACCTCTCTCTCAGTCGGCCTGGTTCCGGTCCTGCCCGCTCAACCGTCGGGCCTCCGCGTGCCAGAGCAGCGCCTCGCGCCAGTCCATGTCATCGAGGTCCGTGAGCGGCGTCGACAGGACGTGCGCGATGTCGGCGATCACGCCCCGCCAGCTGCCGGCACCTTGGCCCCCTCGAAAAAACCGGCGATCACCTCGGAGGCGCGGGCGAAGTCCGTGGCGTCCATCTCCTCGACGGCAGCCTCCGGGAGGCCTGCCAGCAGCGACAGAAGTGCGGCACCCTGGTCGAGCTGCGAGGACTTGCCCTGAGTGACCTCCTCCAGCGCCCGCAGATCGCGCACCTTCGGCCGCCGGATGGAAAGCTCGGTGATAGTGCTGCCGTCGATGAAAACGGGGATGCCCAAGGTAATGGTGATGGGGTTGGTCATTCAGCGTCTCCTCAGCCGGTGGTCGGAATGCGCAGGATGCGGCGCTCGTCATCGATCTGGGAGGTTCCATCGAGCCGCCAGTCGCCCGAGAAGAAATCCCAGAACAGCTTCTCCTTCTCGCCGAACCACAGCTCGTAGTGCATGACCTCGTTTATCGAATAGTCATGCCCCATCAGCTCGCCGCGCTTGAAGGCTTCGGGCTCGATCTTGCCGAGCCGGCCCTCGATCACCGCCTTGGCCTCGTAGGCGACGCCGGTCCGCTTGTCACGGACGACGCCATAGGCGGTGAACACCCTGGCGTCCCGCGTGCCGAGCCCGAACCTCGTGAGAAGTTCCGGGTCCCAGCCGGCAAGCTTGAAGGTGGGCTCGAGCTTCTGGATGCCGACCGCCACCTCGATCTGGACGCGGGAGCCACCGGCATGGTGCTCCTGGTAGATCTCCTGGAGGGCGGGAAGCTGCAGCTCGTTGAGGGTGAGGTGTTTCGAGGCGGAGGGGTCGTGATCGCCGCAGAACAGGTTTGCTGCTTCAAGAACATAAAAACTCGCGCTCATGTGTCAGGCCCTTCTGATTTCAGTGATGTTGGTGGCCACCCAGGACGATTCCCTGAACGGTCCTTTGATGATCAGCCCCCTGTCGGCGAGCTTGCGCAGTGTCTTGGTGGGCCGGAGGTGGGGATGGAACCGCTTGATTTCGGAGAACCGCAACCCGCCGGGCGCAGCTCGGATGACCGCAAGCAGCTGCCCCGCAAGTGAAGCGCCGAACTCGCGCGCCCGGCGCGCTTCCTGGGCTCGCCTCAGGTTTCCTCCGGTGCCGTCCTTCGCCCACGCCCGCCTCATCCTGCGTGAACGTTCCGCCTTCTCTTCAGCTGTGATGGATGCTGCGACCTGCAGCCGGTGCAATGCGCGGATCTCGGGATCGGCCCACCTCGCCTTCTGCTTCGCCCGGTACTCTGCCCTGTCCCAGCAGTTCCCGGCGTTCCAGAGCTGGGATCCCGGATATTTCCTGCGCTCGGAGATTTCTGCGCGGAATGCTTCCTCATGGGAGAGGCCGCACGTGAGAATGACAGCTCCGATTTCGGCGCCCGACAGGTAGGCCTTGCAGAGCTTCTCGTAAAATGGGCTCTCGGCCAGCATCACTTCGCCCGCAGCGCGGCGGCGCACCATGCTTCGAACGATCTTCTCGTGCGCCCGCAGTCGCCTCCCGGTTCCCTTTCCGATATAGCGCACCGTCCCGTCAACGAGGACGGCGTACACATAGGCTCCCTTCATGCCGTCAGCCGGTGATGGCGCCGACCTGGGCAAGCAGATCGTCGAGCAGAGCGTCGAGTGCGGGCCGGTAACGTGCCGACTGGATGCCGAGGTAACGAAGGACCGGCGCCTCCTCGGCCGCGAAGTTGACGGTGAAGCGTCCCTGGCGGAGTTCCTCCGGCGAGTTCTGGTCTCGCGTGAACTTCACCTCATAGCCGAGGATGTCGCCGTCGGCCTTCAGGTCACGCAGCGCGAAGCCGATGGTGTTGAGGACCGCCTGCACGGTCTGGCCGGTGATGTTGAAGCGGCCGAGATAGTAGCGCAGGGTTCTCAGGAACATAAGGTGGATGTAGTCGCGGCCGCGGGTGACGTTGTAGAAGCGCCAGAGATCGTCTTCCCCGGCATTGTCGGTGCCGACAAACACGAAGCCCCCGGAGGCGATCGCCGTCTCGACCCCCATCTCGCCCCTGAGCAGGACGCCCAGATTGTGGGAGAGCATGCGCTGGCCTTCGGTGGCGCCATCGGTGAGCGAGAAGTTGATAGGCCGCGACGGGCCGACGATCCCCTGCACCGGCTGGTTGGCCCAGCTATGGAACGGGCGCCCTTGCTTCTCATGATCGCGCCTCACACCGATGCCGATGACGGCGGGCGAGAGCGGCACGACCGCCACTTCCGTGCCGTTCATCACCCGGACGGCGGGATCCACCGGGATGAGCCGGCTCGAGGACAGCGTCTCGCGCCAGTCGAGGGCCGCCTGTTCGGTTGTTGCGGGCCCGTCGACGACCGCGTGGGCGAGCAGCTTGCTGCACAGGGCCGGAAGGGCGGCGCAGACGGCATTGGCATCCGCCCCGTTGCGCTGGCTGGTGAAGCCCGGCGCGCAGATCAACCGGGGAATGACGCCCAGCGTCGGGCCGGCATGGACAAAGGCCTCGAGCCCGGTGGCGATGCCGTCGCCAACGATGTTTGCGATGGTTTCGGGGGTGGTGTCACCTTCCGTGACACGGACGATCACCACCTTGGCCGCCACCTGGAACTCGCCCAGCTGCGCGTTGATCAGGCTGAGCGCCTCGGGGATGGTGCCGGAATTCCCAAGTGCGGTGCGCTTCACGGCGTCATCCGAATACATGAACACCGGGGTGTCGGCCGGAAATACGGTCGCATCCGCCGCGGGTGCGGTGCCGATCAGGCCCACGACCGACATGTCGGACCAGACGGCGGGCCGCGGCTCGTTGTCGATGCGCGTTATCGAAATGCCAAAGGTCGGATCGCTCATGAGCGGTTCTCCTCAAAATGAAAAACCCCGCCAGGTGGCGGGGCATGTTGTCCGAAACTGAATGGGTGACCGTCAGAACTGCAGTACGGGCGTCGAGACCTCGAGGCTGGCCTTGTCGGCAGCGGTGAGCGTCACGTCGAGCAGCAGGCGCTGGGCGCCATTGACCACCGGCTCGCCGAAGAAACGCACTGCGCGGGTGAACCCTTCCTCGGTGGCGACGATCTCGGTGACGACGATGGTGCGCACATTCGTGAGGTTCAGGTTCTGCGAGAGGACTGCGAGGGTCGAGGACATGTGTGCATCCAACGTCGTTGAGAGCGGTGCTGCCGGGATCGAGCGTCTGGAGTAGTGCGGCGCCTTACGTCACGATGTCGCCGATGAGGGCCCATTCATTGGTGCCGCGCTTCCATAGCGTCGCCCCGGAATACTGCCCGGCGAGCTTGAGCTTGCTGCCGGCCGAACGGATGGTGACGGACCCGCCGACCGTCACCTGGCCTGCCCCGTACTGGAGAATGTCGATGCGGGTCCCGATAGGAAAGGCCACGGCAGCGGCCGTCGGAATGGTCAGGGTGATGGCCGCCGCGTTGCTGAGGGTCACCATGCGCCCGGCATCGGTCAGCGCCAGCGTGTAGGCCGTAACCGTCTGGGCGTTCTCGGGAACGGTCGTCACGGTGTCGAACACTTGCGCCGTCGTGGCGACCTGCGTGGAATCCGCGTAGGCCGCTGCCGAAGGCGCCGTGGGTGTTCCGGTGAGTGCCGGCGAGGCCAGGGGCGCCTTGGCATCGAGCGCCGTCTGAAGGTTCGTCACCTCGCCGATGGCGTGGGGGTGTGATGAGGCCGCCTTGGTCGCGCCCAACGTGTCGACGTAAGCCGTCGTCGCGAGACGGGTCGAGTTGTTGCCCTGTGTCTGGGTGGGGGCCGTGGGCGTGCCGGTCAGTGCCGGAGACGCGAGCGGGGCCTTTGCATCGAGCACGGTCTGGAGGCCCGTCACATCCGCAATGGCATGGCCGTGAACGGCGGCGGCCTTGCCGTCAAGGGCCGACTGGGTGGCGGTTGAGATCGGCTTTGCGGCATCAGAGGTATTGTCGGCGTTGCCCAAGCCGACATCGGCCCTGGCCAGCGTCACCGCACCCGTGCGGCCCGCCACAGAGACAACAGGGCCCACCTCGACGATGAACTCGCCGCCGTCGCTCTTCTTCAGGTAGAGCTTGCCGTCGGTCGTGTTGACGGCGATCTCGCCCAGCGCAAGGTCAGCCGCCGTCGGGACCTTGCCCGCAAGCGAGGAGCGCTTGAGGCGGATGGTATTGGCCATGAAGCCTCCGGAATGTTGATCAGTAGGCGCCGCCGTCGAGGAGCGAGGTCGGCATCAGGAACCGCGCATCGGCCTCGCTCTTCGACCAGACGTCGGAGAGAATGAAAATCGACTTCTCGACCTCGATCAGATCGCCGGCCAAGGCGGGTGTCCCGAGCGTCAGAGTCGTACCGTTGCCGGCGGTGAAGCCCGTCCCGACGATGAGGCGCAAGCCATTCCGGTAGACGGTGAGGCGGCCGACATCGTAGCCGCCGGTGACCACGAAACTCGTCTGTCCGGCGCTCGCCGTGAAGGTCTCGGACGAGGACGAGCGGAAGACGCTCGAGGCCGCGACGATCCACACGGCACCGGTATAGACCTTCATCAGGTTGGAGCCGGTATCGAACCACAGGACACCAGGAGTCAGGGCGTTTCCCAGTGCATCGGAGGTCGGTGCCACCGCTGACGCCCCGGCATATTTGCTTCCGAGCCCCGCCAGCATGGTCTGCGCCGAGGCCGCCGCGGTGGAGGCCACATCGGCACTACCTGACGCTGCTATGGCTGAGGTGTTGGCTTGCGCCTTCGAAGCCGCCGCCAGGTTCGCCGAATTGGCAGCACTTGCCGCCTGGGACGCGGCTGCCTGCTGGCTGGTCGCGGCCTGCTGGGCGCTCTGGGCGGTGGCAGCGACCGAGGTCGAGACATTCTCTGCGGCATCGAGGATCGCGGTGGCGAGCACCGGATCCGTCGTGGCCGTGATGAACCAGTCGGAATATGCCCCCGATCCGCCTGTGTCGGTCACCAGGACCGATAACTGGCCGCTGTCGGGGTCATAGGCATTGAGCCGCCCGGCCATCCAGGCCTCAGACGCCAGCTCGCTGGAAACCACGAGGAAGCCTGCCGGTGCAAAGCGCTGGCGGTCATCATCCCGGATGGTGAAGCTCCGGATGCCGGAGCCGACTGCCCCTTGCGTATTGGAGCGCGCGGTAAAGATCGTGCCGAGATGTGCCGCACGCTCGATCCGCTCGCGCGTCAGGAGCGCCTGCTCGAGAATGGGGAGCAACGCTTCATCGATCTTGGCCAGGGCCACGTCCTCGAAGCGCTCGACCTGCTCGTCCCAGCCGACCGCCTTCTCCTCGACGGCATGAAGGCGCAGGTCGACATCCTCGTGGACGCCATTGAAGTAGGCGGCCTGCACTTCGTCGTCGTCGGCGACCCGGTAGCGTTCGAATCGGCGCATCGGCTCAGACCTTCGTGAAGGTGATCACCGCCGCGCGGATCGTCTCGAGGATGGCGCCCGATACGGTGACGTCGGGATCGTTGGGATGGAGCGCGATGCCGGACAGCCTGATGGGGCGCGCCAGTTCCACGCGGTACATGGCTTCTGGGTCGATGATTGCGGCAGCGGGGTCATTCTTCTTGGCCATTCGATGTGTCTCCTCAGATGGCGGTGTCGATGCGCTGTTCGATGTGGAAGAGCTGCCCGGCGGAACTGGCGCCACCGGTCATCCTGATCTTGTAGGCGGCAATGGGGCCTGCGACGGTGAAGAGGTATTCCTTCTCGACGTCATTGGCGCGGTCGGAGGAGGACACATTGCGGGTCACGACGGCGGCAGGTGTGACAGAAGTGGCGTAGCCCGCTCCGGTCAGCAGTGTAACGGCAATGGTGTGCTGGGCGGCAACGAAGGGATAGAGCCTCATCACCACCCGGACCTGTTTCGTGGTCATGCCGGACGGCAATGTCCGTTCGCTCGAGACATGGGTAAAGGCGGTCTTTGCCCTGGAAACCCTGACTTGTGAATCGGTCGCGTGGATCACCGGCATCAGTTCGGGTGTTCCGGTCATCACGGCACGCAAGGGAAGAACGGCGGGCAAGCTGCCGAGGAAGTCGGGAGTCGTCTCGGCGATCGAGTACCAGGTGTCGCCGACCCGGACCTGGTAGGTGAGGTTCGTCGCGTCCGGCACGATCTGCGGCGCCAGGATGTCGATATCGGCGACGCCGCCCGCCAATTGCAGGGGCTTCAGTTCCACCGATACGCGGGTGGATGTGAACTTCGCCACGTGGACCTTGAAGCGGATGTCCTTGGTGAGATCGCCGAGGAGATACTGTCCGTCGGTCGAGAAGAACAGCGTGCCGGAGGTGAAGTTCGAGCCGGAGACCGTGCCGATGTAATGGGCCCCGCCGGTGATGAGAAGGAGCGCATAGCGCCCGCCCTGCTTCAGAAGCGTCGGGCGGATCGGGAACAGCGTCCATTCCGGGAAGCGCTTGAGGTTGGCCTGGGCCAGCGTCGACTGGGCAAGCACCCGGTTTGGGTTGGGCGTGCCGTCGGAGCGCGTCTCGCAGAGCGCCACGGTGACGTTGCCGGTGGGACCGATCTGGGTCAGGCCGAGTGACAGGCCGGTGCAGTAGCGGGCCTGGCCATTGACGAAGGTCTGGCCGATCTGGACGCCCTGGACGGTGGAGAGGATCGGCTGGTAGTCCCAGTAAATCTCCTCGAAGGTATCGGTCCAGAATTGCCGCACCCGGTACCAGGCATGGGCGGCGTGGCGGCCAACGGCTGAAGGGATGTTGCCATTGGCGTCCCTCACCTCGAAGGTCTCGCCGTTCTTGGTGAATATGCCGGTTACGGAATTGTACTGCCCGCCCGACCAGAAGCTCGAATTGGTGCAGACGGTGCGGGTGACGCCGTAACGGATGCGGGTGCGGCTGATCGAGCGCTGGATCAGCTGATGGGAGGCGAACTGGTAATCCGCCAGCGGGATCGCCTGCACCGTCTCGTTGGCGACAGGGGCTCCCACCACCAGGGCGTCGATGCTCGTATAGTTCGGAACCATGAGGCCATCCGCCGTCATGGTGACCGAGCCATTGATGGGGTTGTCGAGCTGCAGGGTGGAGAGCGCGGTCGCCGCCCAGGGGAAGCGCACCCCCTCCTCGATCAGGGCGTCATAGCCTGCAGCCGTGTCATCGCTCTCGTCATCGGTAAGGAACTGGTCGGCCCCATACAGCGAATTGAGATCCGAGAGGTCGAGGTTCTCCTTCACGATGGCGAGGTTCGAGGCAATTGCGGTGATCTGTCCGGCCACGAGGTCGGCGAAGGCCTTCATCTGGGCCTTGATGACCGAGAGATCGGCCTCGATCGAGGCCGTGATGTTGCGGCGGAGCTCGTCGAGGGCACGACGGAGCGCCGCGATCTGGGACGCGAGGTCGGCGAACTCTGCCCTCGTGGGCAGGCTGTCGACGCGGCGGCCGAGGGTGGCAAGGTCAGACAGGAGCCCGTCCAGTACCTGCCCCACCCGGAGCTGCCAGGCGGTGATGCCGTCGAGGCGCTCCCTGGCGAGATCAAGCTCGGGAACGGCAAAGTCGCTCCGCATGGTGACGGAGATGATGCCGGCCGTGCCGATGAGCACATCCGCGATGGGGACATAGGCCTCCGGAATGGCCGGGCGCTGCGGATCAGCGCTTTCGGAACCGGGAACGACCGAGACCTGCGCCACCCGCTCCTGCACCATGGCGACCGACTGAGGCTCGGTGGCCCTCGTCGTCACGTTGATCAGGAAGTCGCGAGGCTCGATCTCCGAATCGAGTGTCACGATGCGCTGGGCGGCGGCGGGCAGATAGGTCGAGAGACTCAACGAGAGGGTCGCGTCATGGGCGAAGATGCGGCCGGCGCTGTAGAGACGCCCCGCCCCCACCTGCACGGTCGTGGCGCTGTCGCGGGTCGAGAGGAAACCGGCATAGCCCTTGCCGCTGATGAGAAGATCGCTCACCACGTCCTCGAAGGTCCGGGCGGCATAGTCCTGGATTGAATTGAGGTCGCCGAAGGTCACGTTCTGGCGCGACCGGAAGATGCGCTGCTTTTCCATCAATCTACCTTTCGAGCCACTCACCGAGGCGAAGGCTTGCAAATGACTTGCCGTCGCCAAAGCGGACGGGGCTGTGGGCTTTGGAGTTCAGGAAGACCGTGTCGCGCGCAGACTGCGAGATCCTCACCGCATCGACGGCGTTGAGCAGGCCCAGCGTATCGTCCTCGACCAGGTGGTCGTCGACGAACTCGAGGGCGGCTTCGGGCTTCTTGCCTGTAATGCGTACCGTGAGTTCCGCGGTGTAGGGATCGAGCCGGAACCTGGCGCTGTCCACGAAATCCGTCGAAACGGCACGCAGCGTGGCCCGGTCAAGGTCGAAGAGCCGGATGCTGTCATAGACCCGGAACCGGGCGCGGCTCTCCACCAGCCAGACGAGATCGATTGGCACGTCGTCCGAGAACAGGCTGACGTCGTCGGTCGACTCCGTCGTGACCCTCTCCGGCCAGGTTGTGACGGGGGTGAGAGATGGTCTCACAAGATTGTAGGCAAAGCCGCCGATCGTCTCTTCGGGGGCGGCCGCGAAGGACAGGATGCGGTTCGGGGTGTCGGGATCGTCGAGCCAGTCCTGGCTGGTGACGTCATCCGGGAACCAGAGGCCCCCTGCCTCGCCGGGCAGGATGATCTCCTCGTGGAAGCGGCCGTCGCCGGTCATGACTTCCGACCACAGCAGCGGGACTTCCGCGCCATCGCGGTAAAGGATCGCCTGCCGTCCCAGGGCCTCGCCCGGGTTCAAACCGTCGTCGGCGAAGAAGCTGGGACCGTCGGAAGCCCCAAGATAGGTGTCCACGTGATCGGCGGGGCCGGAGATCGCCGTCACCCGGTCGAAACCTTCCTTCGCAAAGCTGTGAATGCGGATCTCCGGGAACTGTCGCACCCAGTCCCGGCGGTCCTGCTCTCCGAAGGCAGGAGCGGCAAAGAAGTCGGATCGCGGCGTAACGGTCCGGATGAGGTCCACGTCGACCAGCGACAGATGCGCCCGGAGGCCTGCCTCCGTGGTCTTGAGCCGGTGCAGCCGCGCCTGTTCGGCGATGACCCAGCGCTTGCG